AATTTTGCGAATTGAGAAGTTCCAGCATTCAAAGCAATGATTGAATTGGCGGCATCAGCCATTGTAACGCCCAATAGATTTCCTGCTCTTTGTGCATCATAAAGGTTGTCGTTAAATTTTCCAACGGTTCCCGTCTTTCCTGCGAGAGTTGCTAATGATTTATCAAATGCATTTAGAACATCCATTGATTGGGAGAAGATCTTATTAAAGACAGTTAGTCCAATGGCTTGTGGGCTAAATGCTTCCGCCAAGCTTTCACCTAAAATGGCTGCCTGTCCTTTGGCTGCGTCTGAGCCATCTGCGAGTTGAGCGAAAAGTTTTGTTGTCTTTCCAATGGCTGAACTAGAGTAGTTTTCAAGTCCAATCATACCAGATACCAACTTTGCCTGAGACCTTGCTGCCTCACCCCGACCTTCTTTTTCAGCTTTTCTTTTATTTTCTTCTAATTCTCCGAGTTCTGCGACTTTATCTATTGCATCATCAAGGTCTAGAAGATCAAAACTACCAAGTGAAATTTGTTCACCAGACTGGAGTTTATCAATTAATTCATTCGCTTGAATCAAGGCATCCTGTGCAAGGTCATTATTATCTTTGTATGATTGAGCCAGATCGATTAGGTTAAGCTTCTCGGCTTCGTACTGAGCTTGTTTCATCTTGCCGTATTGCGCGGTGAGTTCATACTGTTTTTGTAGGCTTTCGTATTGCTGCTTTTGCTCTTCAGCAGTCGCTCCAGATGGTGTTGTGGTCGATGCACTTATTCCAAGCGCATTCTTAAAAGCTTTTAAATCGTCACCTTCGGCATTCTTAATTGCCGCTAAGATTTCTTCCATTGTCGCCATGCATTGATCCTCGTTACTCCCTAATTAGCTCGCAAAACAAAAACCCAAAAGACTCATCTCTTCTTCTGGGCTTTCTTTATTTGCTTTGCTTCTTCTTCGAATTGTTTCTTGAGTCTTTCAACAAACCAGTTCCGCAAACCAATGGGTAAACTGTATGCTTCGGTCAATGACCAGCCCCCAAAATGCTTGAGAATAAAGAACTGTTCATAGACTCCTTCCATGAATTTAGAGGTTAGGCCAAAAAAAGTCCGTTCCAAAAGGAACGTCGACCTCCTGCTCGTTAGAGCAACTCTTGCATGTAAGAGTCTGTGCGATTCTGATAGTTGTTGTACAATCTCTAAGAGCTTGCTTGAAGTGAGATGCGTCTGTAATGATCATGTTCTCAACATAAGAGTGAATGACTTCATCTTCTGTGAAGTCCTCAACAGACTTGATCATCTGCTTGTATTGCTCAACAGTACCATACTCTACGGTTTTACCTTGAACAGCCATTTCCATAATTCTATTTTCGTCTTCGCCATTTGCGAGTCTAAACTTTACGGTAAACTTTGTGCCCGGCATCTTTGTTTGGTATAGTCCATTTCCAAAGTACTGAACGGTGTTGAGCGCTTCTTGGCTTAAACCACCAGTAACTTTAGGATTCATTAAATCAAACGTCATCATGTTCGCAGTCGCACATTTTGGGCAATTAACAACAGCGTCATAATTGGCCCCATAGGCCGTTGCGCGGGCTTTGATAAGTAATGCGTTACGGTCACACACAAGAAGCGACATTGGGTCGATTTCGGTGTCTACAATGATGTTTTGCATCACTCTCTCTAGAGCAAGCCCTTTTCTAACAAGAGATTGGTTTGAGAGCGTATCTTCATCCTTTGCGGTCATGTATTTTATCTCGATAAAGTCTTGTCCATTTAGTGGATGATTATCGGGATAGCCCTGACCTTTTGATGGGAGATCAACGATCTCCGTTGGAGCCACGAAATTTAAAGGGCTCATTTGTGGTGGAACATCTGAGTGTTCTGGCTTATTGTCTGTTCCAAGACGGTCGGAATTTCTTCCCATTATACCTCCAGTATATTAAAATAGTTCTGCGTAATCGTATGCAATTTCTATAGTTGTTTCTGTTATGTTATCATCGGTGTAATCTAATTTACTGTGTGAAACAGATGTTATGAATGCACCCTTGAGTGTCCACTCTTCTAGGGGTTTCCCATCTGCATCGAGCTGCTCTATAACTAAGTTTGCAACTTTTGATTTGTTCAATTTAGCTATACCTTTCATTGCAGTGTTTGCATCAGGTTTAGCATATCCAATTGTCAATAGTTCTTCGGATAACTTGTTTGTTATGCCGAGAGCATCGCCATCGAGATCTTTTATATCAACTACAACTACAGTTATCGGTTTCCAAGTTACAATGCCGGGATACTTAAACTTGTGATTGATGAGTTGATACTCACTACTAGAAACGTCGAAGGATGGCTTGTCAATTGATTTGGCCCAATACCAAACTGCTTGATCTCCCCATCCGTCTTTTGTGATTCTAAATCTAAAATTTCTCTTAGGTTCCAGATCTGCTTCTGTCCAAAACGACATGTTTAACCTCTATTAGGATGTGAACTGTGTTGCGTTTCCATCGCCATGTGCACACTCAGCCCAGTCATAGCGCCAAGTCAAATCAATTGTTCTCAATTCATCATTATCATAAGAAAGATCTGAATAAGTAACTCCTTTAAGGAATGGGTTTTGAAGTGTCCACTCTTCAATCATGTTGCCATCGGCATTGAAGATTGTTGTAATAACAGAGTTGAGAATTGGTTTATTGACCGCATTATTTTTAGACATTGTGCTTAAAGTTCCAGCAGTAAGGTCTGTTTGGCTCTTAATTTTATAGCCAGCATTTACGATCAATTGATTTGTTAATTGAGCAGCATTAGGGGTAACAGGGTCAACCAAAGTCATAGTACAATCAGCCCAAGTTAAACGGCCGGGAAAGTAATACTTGTTATCCATGAAGTCGTGAGTTGCCTCTGATACATCGTATGATGGGGTCTTGAAATTCTTAGCCCACCAAACAACACTGTCGGATCCAAATCCAGTAATTTGCACTTGAAATCTAAAATTTCTCTTAGGCTCTATCGATGCTTCGGTCCAAAATGACATAATTTAATTCTCCTATTTATCTTTAATTAGTATCGATTATAATTCTATGCCACTTTGAGTGATAACAAAGTCAACAGCGATGAATTCGATTGAACGAGCTGGTTTAACAAACACTTTTGCATACAAGATGTTACGATCTTGAAGGTCTGGTGTAGTTGTGGTCTCATCCAAAACTAGTTTGTACTCTACGATACCAAAATCTGCTTTAACAGAAGACAATACACTGTCTGCTTGAGTCTTAAACCTGTTCCAAGTTGCTTGAATGTTTTGGTCAAACAAGATTGTATCAGCGATATCTCCGATCTCTTTCTTGAGGTAGTTCATTAAGCGACGAACATTAATACGATCAAGAGCAGATGCTGACTGTTGAAGGGTTTTTTGTCCAAATACTACGGTGTCACCTGTTGCAGGGAATCGAGCGATTGGGTTAATGTTTACTTCGTACAATTTATCACGATCAGCTTTGGTTAAATGCTCTACAGTTCCCAAGATTTGAGGACCTTTAGCTCCACCAAGAGGGTTTAATCCACCTCTTTGGAAACCTGCTGGTGCAAACCATGGTTGAGAATCTGCTTCTGACTTACCGATAGCTCCAATTGCAGCAACCGAAGGAGGAGCGAATAGTACAGTACCATTTCCACTTAGTGTGTCCGCAAGACGAACATTTGGATAGTAAGTAGCACCGTAAGAGTTGTCTACACCCAAAGTATTGATTGTATTTATTATCGTTGTAATTGATTGATCTTCCGCAGCTCCACCGGTATCCTCAGCAGATTGATAAACTCCGAAGAAATCTACAATTGCAAGGGCATCTCCACGGTCTTGAGTTTGATTTAAGAGCGTAGTGTTTAAGAAATTGTTAGTAATACCCGGCATAGAGATTAGGTCATAACGAATTAAGTCTCTATCTTCTGCTTGCTCCAAAGCTTGCTCGATTGTGTGGCGTTCGTAACCATTAGCATCATTCAATCGTGTGTTGTTGAATGGATTCGCCAATAAAACACTGACTCCGTCAAAACCACCAAAGAATGGAGCTTGGAATTGTTTAACGTTGTTTACGTTAGCAACGTGCGCAGAGCCACTATCAGCAGAGACGGAAGTCCCGCCGGCATAAGAACCAGCTTCATAGTAAAATGAAGCACTCGCAGCGTCGGTAGCTCTAATGTCGTCAAGAGTGAATATGTAGGAAGCACCAGAAATAGCATCTGCTTCGCTTAGGTGGGGATCGATACCGGCACGTTTGATACCAACATCTCCAATTGTTCTATCCATACCACTTAATAATTTATATCTTAATCCAAATTCTTTTGTTGGAGGATAATCTCTTGTACCCAAATATGTATTGGTTGTTGATAAGAGGTGAGTAGGAAACTCTATGGAAGAAGTATAAGATGCTTCAGCACCAGCAACAAGTTCGCCCAGATTATTTCCAAGAATAGCACTGCTATTGCCCACAAACCAGTCATCCGTATTCGCAGATCTACCATTAACTATTACATCAGCAGGGGTTACTGGTCCGGTAAATCCAAAAGGATAGTCCGATCTGCTAACTCCAGCAGCTACCGTAACTCTAATTAAACTAGAGACATTTGGATAAACTCCAGTTGTTGAAATCTTACCAGAAGCTCCAGCAGTTCCCTCTTGCCATACTTGAACTACATCACCAATTCTTTTAGAAATGTAATTTGGAGAGTCAACATTTAGGTTTAAGTTTGAGTATTTCTCAACATAACCTGCACTGTCGTATCTTCTAATTTCAAGTGTAAATGTTGCATCTGGCTTGGTTGCTGTTGGTGGTCTCACATCCTTGATGCAGACATAGTATTCTTTTTGGAACTCTTCCCCATCATCTAGCGCAGTAATTCTAAATAGTTTCTTTTGAGCAGGTTGAATACCGATGAACCAACCAGATTGAGCAGCAGTAAGTTCGCTTCTGAAATCTGACCATTCTGCATTAGGGTTAGATGTTCCTTGATTTAATCCAGCAAAAAATGCTGTTAAATCTCCAGCAGTAGTAGAAGTTCCATTAGTTAAGTTTCTAACTTGACTCTCGAATGTTTCACCTAAGAAGTAACTCTCAGCAGTATCAGAGTAGGCTGTGGGATCAGTACTGAATACATTACGAATAAAGTTTTGAGAATTTTGATCAAAGTTAAATGTGATAGTTTCATCTGTAGCAGTGTTATAATCAATAACTGCGGTGAAATCTCCGCCTGCTGCTGATTTTACAAAATATGATGCGGAAGGAGCATTCATGGCGGATCCATCCAGACTGGAACCAGTTAGAGTCATACCGAGCTTATTAACATAAAAAATTGCAGCCAAAGTACCAGTACATGCAGTTGGGGTTGATCCACTAGGTGAAACAAACAATCCGATTGACCCACTGTAGTCAGCTTTTGTGTTACTTGGACTATGGTGTATTTGCGGTATATTCCACCCTGCTTTACCTGTAGTCTCGGTACCATTGTTAAGCCCACCAAGTCGGATAAACTTAACTGGTCCAACTCCAGAAGCTAAATAAGCTTGAGCGGCATAGCCAGCATAAGACGCTGCAGCTGTATTACCTTGTCGCCAAGGATCATTACGTTTTACCCCATCCATTGGGTTGCCAAATACATCAATAAAGTTTTCCAAACTATCAACCTTAACTGGCTTCATAGCTGGTCCTTTTATGGATCTACCGATAAGAAGTAATCCATCTTCTTCTTGCACTGGTGTTACCTGTGATTGGTCGATCTCTCTCAATTGAATTCCGGGAGACACAAAGTCGAACTTGGTAGGCATTAATACACTCCTATTAAAATTTATTTTCTTAATAAATAGTTAAATAAAAGCCCAAAGTCATAAATCCCTGAA